GTTTGAAGATGCACCTGGAAATTATTTGCACTGGACTGTCCAATCGAATCTACGGTGATGATAGCATACTCGTAGTTTAGATCGGGGACTGTATGATTCGCGGTATAGTACGACATATAGTACTAACTTAGATAATCATCCAACAGTTTTTGTTTTATATTTTCAAAAGTCTCTTTATCAATTTCTCTAGTCTCGAGTAGAGTCCTTAGTTCCTTTATCTTCTCCGATAAACTACTACCCTCATCTCTAAGTGGTATCTGGGGGGCATCGGGGTTAAACCCCTTGACACCTTGAGCGGTAATTTCACATTTAAGACGAATGACTATAAAATTGTTTCCAGCGGTTATAACTGGATTGGTGAGAGTCCTACCACGCTGGTCATAAATCTTTACTCTAAAACGATCTACACTTCCGATTGGAAATGTATATTGCGATTCAACTGGATATTCATCTTTGAATAAAATAACAGAATCATTACCACTTGGATTTAGGGATACAGAATCAGATACAAGACTCGCAAAAGAGTTTCTAATTTGTGTCATACCTGGCTGACCTTCATATACATTTGAGGTACGCTCCATATATTTTGAATCCAGTTCCTCGATTGTGACATAGCAGTGTTCAGTCACTTCTGTGGTTTTGATATGTGCGGCTATGAGTTTCGCCTCAACAATATTACGAATGGGTTGCGTGAGATAACATGTAAATGTATTAGCACTGGTCTGACCGACGCTATCTAACGTAACAGTATAATATTCGTATTTCAAATCAGATGGAACGGGTTTCGTAAGAGTACGAGTATCCATTTCTATTAGCTTAGATAATTACAAATTGGGTTTTCTACAGACGAATCGAAGAACTAAAAAGTTTTTATCACCAGCACCCGCTCTCTCGATGGTTTCACCGTCTTGGTCACGAATGGTGACGTTGAGGCGATCAACCCGGCGAATGGGGTCGATATATTGAGTCACCACTGGATAGTCATCCTTAAACGTGACGGTAGTGGCCTCATCTTTTACGAGACTCGCGAACGACCCTCTGAGGAGACTCATGGATGCCTGACCATCATACACATTAGAGGCGCGGTCTGTAAATATGGAGTCCAATTGCTCGATCGACACATAACAGTGTTCGGTGTTCGCTGTGGTATTGATACGAGCAGCGATAAGTCTCGCTTGAACAACATTCTTCAGTGGCTGACTCAGAAAACATATGAAGGTATTAGCACTATCTTGACCAATGGAATCAATAGTCACGGTGTGATACTCATAGTTGAGATCTGGAATAGTCTCAGTTGGGGACGTGATGAGAGCCATTTATATTTAGCTTAGATTAAAGATCCACCAATTCCATCCGAAATCTCGTAGCTCGCGAGATCCGACACGAGCTCTTGGGCACCACAGAGACCACCTGGGGTCAGGGACTTGGTGTAGGCGCTGCCTTCCTCGCGACCGGGTGTGCACTCAACCTTGTTCTCCAGGTCGAAGATGGATTTCTCACTGATGGGGGTGATCTTGATTGTCCTGGGTTGGTACATACTGGTTTCGCGGAACATCATGAGAGCGATGATGACGATCATCAACACGGCGATGGACATGAGGGCGTTACGATCAGTTTTGTTAAGGTTCAACATTTACTGTGTACATATATTTTTTTAAACTGCGTTAAAGATATTTTTTTTAGTTTCTGCATAGAGAGTAGATGGACGAAGAAATCGTACTCGATCGTGGAAACACCACTGTGATGAAATTGGATGCTGATGAACAGGCTCTCATGGATGAGATTCAGATTTCAGTTCCTCGCCCCAAACCCGTCCCACGACCCACCTCCCAGATGCATCGTCCCCAGCCCCAGCAACACCAAGAAGCTATGGATGCTTTCGTGAATCCCCATAAGCAATCTGCTCCCCAGCAGCCAACCCAACAGGAGGAGGAGGTTGATTATGGAGAGAATTTTTACGATGACGACGGTCCCATGGATCCCGGTGATACTTATCAGGAGGAGCAACCTTCGAAAGGGTACTCCTCGATAGATGAAGAGAAATCCGATCTCCTGAATAAATTGACTCGTCTGGAAAAGAAGGGCTTCAGCGTAAATAAGAGACTGAACGCATATTCGAACGTGGAGGAGTTGAGGTCTGAGGTTAAGAGAATTACCTACAGTATTGATGTTGAACAGTCGATCCGCTTTTCACGACGCATGCTCATCGCATGTGTGACCGGTTTGGAGTTCCTGAATAAGAGGTACAACCCGTTTGAAATACAACTCGATGGTTGGTCTGAATCCGTCATGGAGAGTGCAGACGACTACGATGGTGTCTTCGAGGAGCTTTATGTAAAGTATCGCTCTAAGGTCAATGTCGCCCCAGAGGTCAAGTTGATCATGATGTTGGGTGGTTCGGCGATGATGTTCCACCTGACGAACAGTATGTTCAAGTCAGTCATGCCCAACATGAACGATGTGATGAAGCAGAACCCCGACCTCGTGAAGAATATGATGGCGGCTGTTCAAAACACTACACGAAGCCCCGACGGTCCAGCCACAGATGCCCCAGTGGGTGGTACCAGTGGGAACTACGAGATGCAAGGTCCCGGTGTAGATATCTCAAGCCTCATGGGTGGGATCATGATGCCCCCACCACCACCGATGAACACCAACATGGCGACGGGTGTGGGTACCAGGGAGAGTGATGACGATGACATGTCTGACATCGTCTCCATCTCGGGTGACTCCACCGGTGGTGAAGTCAAGGAGGTCAATGTCGGTGCTTCCAAACCCAAGCGAACCAGGAGAAAGAAGAAGACTGAAATTAATCTCTAATAGTATATAAATGATAGCGTATTGTCCGCTGGAGGAACTAGAGCCTCCTATCCGACAGCCGAAGCCTGTCGTGAAACCCAAGACCGAGGAGGTGAAGCCCCCAATTGGTCGCGAAGAAACTGAATTAAATTACGTCATCATGGGGTTCATTGCCGGCGTTGTTTTACTCGCCGTCTCTGATACCATCAGGGCGTAGGTGTATGAATTGAATCTACCGTGGGGTCTCTCCCCCTCATAGTACATTTAATATGTGAATGAAGTGATTTCATCTGTAGTCAAAGCATCCGGATCATTACCGTGACTACCTGTATTTGTTCGTATAGATTCTAACTTACCATTTCGGGAAGATACGAGTTCTATAAAGAGATCATAGTCGTAATTTTGGGCTGAAGTATTACCTGTATTTGGTTTGATTATGATACCCTGTTTAGCAGTTGAAACAGTTGAACTCCAAGGGTAATCGTTGGTACCACCAAACAGATTGTTAGTACCAACTGCTATATCTACAGTGGAAACGGATTGATCATGTGTTCCACCCTGTATTTCGAGCACCAAAGTACTCATTCGCGACACATCACCAGTTTCTCGCAGAACAGCTACAATTTTCGCATAGAATGATCCTTCGCTAAAGTATAACTGGACATCTTGACTTTGAGCTGAACTTCTTGTAAATGCTTGTGCATACCTCTTACATGCAACCTGGTTGGAATTTGTTATTAAACCACCACCAACTTGGAGTGCTGTATTGGCAGTATCACCACCCAAATCGATAGCGACTGCGTTACCAAGGTCGATGTTTCCACCGACTGTAATATCATTTTCTACAGTGAGGTTGCTGTTGATAAATGTTTCTGTAGATGTTGGATTTATATACACATTCCCTGTAGTGTCAGAGATAATGTTTGATGTACCACCAGTTGTCTTAAATTCTATCACTGCGTTGCTTGACGCGTGTTCGATGAGAAAGGTTCCATCATAAAGGTGAGCCTTCTGAAGTGGGTTTGTCGTACCTATACCTACGTTGCTTGTATGTGTAATACGAATTGCATCGGCATCTGTACCGTCGCGTACTCCACCCAAAATTAGACCCGTAATGTCATTGGTTGTATCGTGATATCCCCTCATGTAACCACCATCTTCATCGTCGAGGTACAGAAGTACCCCAGTCTTTGTCGTGCCACTAACAGCGGCGTTACTCGTCAGTTTCAAAACATCTGAATCAGAAGTACTTGAGTTATGAATCTGAACATTCGACCCGGTAATCGTGTCTGTACCGATACCCAAATGACCCTGTTGGTTAAAACGAGCAAACTCGAATTCATCTCCATCTGAAATTTCATGAACAAAAGTCATTGCACGCGCAGTACCCGAATCCGCAATATTTCTGTAAATATTCACCGAATCACCGGATATAGGATTTGATGTTTCAAACTCGATACCCTCGAGTTTAAACTGACCACCTGCAGTAAATTCAATATTACCAGCGACGACGAGTTTGTTCGCAGAGTCACTGGGCGCTGTATTCACTTTACCATTAATGATAACAGCACCATCAGGTGTGATACGCAAAGGGATATTGACAGCTGTATTAAGTTCGGTCAATGGCAAATTAGTAGCTAAATCAAATACAGCATCATTGTATGTTTGAAATAGATGTTCTGCGGCGATGTGACGTATCCTCGTGGTACCTTCTAAACCAGAACCCTTGTTACCCTTGTAAATGACAAGCTCATTCTTAGCTTGATCTTCACCATACCTCCTCTCTATGAAGGCGGTGTTCCCAAATTCACTTGCTTCCAGACCACCAAATGTCAGCATATTTCCAATGACGACGTTACCATTGACTTCCAACTCACCCCTCGTGGCATCTGTACCGATACCGACATTGCTATTTGCTCCGTTGATGTATATAGCTGTCGTATTAACATCGGAAACTTTTGTCGCATTTTCAGTAATCCTAAAATCACCCTGTGCCCCCGTGATACCAACGGACCAGCCCGCATTTCCATTTACGTAACTGCTAAAGGCATTTCCTTCGGCTAAATCAGTCTTTGTGGAAATTATGGCGTCACCATTATCGTGGTTATGCACTAATAGACCCACGTCACCCACACCCGAACACTTGACTTCTAAGAAGGCTTCTGGCACTGTATGACCGATTCCAATCTTTCCATCACTGCGTATGGTCATAATATTGGTATCCACTGCATAATCGTCGTCAGCCAGGTTTATGTCAAGGCGTGTTTTGGATTGGTTATCCGTCATGTCCCACTTACCCAACTTGAAAGAAGCTCTGGCGCCATATTTAGAACCCGTCCCTTCTCTAGTGAGTTGGAATACATTTGAAGTAGTATTAACTACAGTTATTTCCGAAGTGTTATTCACAACGAGGGGTGTGCTGAGATGATTGTAGCTGTTACGACGTGTAACTTGTTGATTAATGAAAGCAGATCCCCCAGAGGTCTGGAAAAGGCTTTGGGGTTGTGTTGTCCCAATACCCACATTACTGGATTCCAGTATGGTCATCTTCGCCGCACCCATAGTGGATGTGGTACTCGCAAAGAAGTTGAGACCCTTCCCAGTATTCACAATATTTTCAATTTTGTTTTCACCTGTATTTGGTAATGCGTACATTCGCATCCCCTTAGAGCCCCACGTGTTACCATAGACCACGGCGTTACTCCCGGTGACTTGGACGTTTCCACTCACTGTGAGAGCCTCGGTGGGACTTGTATTTGCGATACCAATGTACCCGTTAGAGGTTATACGCATTCTCTCTGTATTTTTTGTTTTGAATCTGATATTTTGGTGTGAATTTGACGTACTGGCGCCATAAACTTCGATACTGCTCACATTAGAGGTGGTTGGACCAGATCTGAGGACGAGTGCATTTGAAGTGCTATCGGGACCAGTTCGATCTGCATGCACGAGAATATTTGAACTCGATGCTACCACCTGTGTCTCAAGGTTTGTAGTGACGGTGTTACCGGAAATTGTTAGGGTATTGGCAGCTGTCAAATTTACAAAGACTTTTGTGCCTATAGACAATGTATCTGTAGGTGAGCCATTTGATACACCAGAGGCAGAAGTTCCTGTTGTGCGAAATGAATCCATCTGAACGTTGGCATTCATAACAATTGGTGGCTCTGCAGAGGGATTAATTTGTAAAAGTTCATTCGTACTACTAATACCACCATCACCTAAACTTAACTGTTGTATGAAAACGTTACCGGTTGCATGTAGTACATTAGAACCCGTATCATCTACAAATACATTGGATCCCACACAAAGTGTGTGTGTGGGTGCAATATTTGCGACACCCACATTACTATCAGTGTAAAATTTACCATATACATGAACATTCACTGTGTTCGAATCTAGATTGATTAGTTGTTCTCCGGGACCACCGAATGTATAAGCACTATCCATTGTTTTTGAAAACATGAATTCATTGTTTGACGTACTATATCCAAACACCAAATTCGCTTCGACGCCGGGATGATCTGTCATAAGCAGAGCATTATCATACGCACCCCCGGGGTATCCATCAGCCATTTGAATACACGCATTGGATACGATCAAGTTTTCAGCATTCAAGTATGTCAGAGCATCTGTAATACTTACATTACCGGCGACCACAATGTTACCTGTTATATTAAGATCACCGTTACTGATCACAACGTTACCATTTTGAAACAACGCCGCGTCTGCACCGGTTTCTGTAAGTGGTCCTGCTATAATCTTCGTTGAATATGTGTTTCCGGTGATTTGAAGGGTATTGGAGGCACCACTATCAACAACAAACTTATTGTTCTCGGTTCTGAAAAGATTCGTAGCGATGAGATTTGTGGAAAATACGTTACCGAGGACTGTGACAATATTTGGTGATACACGACTGACGATAAAACGGTCCTCACCAACTTGAAAATCATTTACAGGATTTGTGGTGCCGATACCAATCTGGGTGGCTGTCAAACGATTAACATTTGTAAAACCCGTGAGTTCTAAGTCACCTGAAGCATTTAATTTATTTGTGAGGATAAGATTCGCCGTTGTAATCTGGTCTGCTACAATCTCACCAGCGTCAATACTTGCGACACCTGTAATAATATCTTGTTCTCTTGGTGCAGCATCCAAACTACTTACAAAAATTTGTCCAGCGGCTACAAGAATTCCGTCTGCTTGTGTTGCCATTTACATTAGTTGCCGAATAAAATTCCGGCTAAACCATCTTTGATCCTGAGTACATTGTAATTGACGACATATACATACATATACGGTCGATCAATGGCCTCGACACCTCTCAATACGAGTTTCGCGTTGTCCAGACGACTAAAGTTACACGACCCCGATGGGTTGTAGTCGGATGCATTCATACAGAAGTGATAGGCATAGTATCGAGTATACGTTGGTGAATGACTTCCAGTATTAAAATAACTTTTACCGTATGATGATTTAAAATAGTTTTGTGCTGTGTGAAAATATACAGGGCTCATACTTTCGAGTAGTGGTGTACCGTTGATGTATAGGTCTGCGTTTATAAAACTAAAACGATCCAATGCGGGATTTATCTGGGAAGCACCAAATCCGAAGAAGAGTGACTTTACTGGGTGATTAAAGGAAGAAATATCGAGTGTATTGTAACCCCCAGATTCGGTTGTATTATCAGTCACACTATTCAATGGGAACTCTATTCTCTGTGTTTGTGTGATGACGAAATCTAAGGATCGCTTTACAAGTGATTCTCTCTCTTCTGTATCAAGGTAAATATAGTTCCCGTACATATTGGCTTTCTTTTCAGATGCTGGAATGGATTCGATCGTATCCTTGTCAAAATTGAT